AGTGCGTCGATTTACACGGCCAACGGCGAGCCGGAAGACTTCAAGGCGATCTACGAACGCACCCTACGAACACCTCCGCCGGCCCTAGACACCTGAGACCAACCGCACTACATCCGTATTGCAAGGAGACACATGGGGTTCGCTGATCTTCATGCGGTGGCAGAGACCATCCGCAAGGCGGAAACGACCGAGGATCTCTTCGGAGTCTTGGTCGGATCGCTGGATGCCAAGCTCGAGGCCCTGACGCACCTCTACCGCAAGCTCGTCACGGTCGTCCACCCCGACAAGTACATAGCGGCAGCGGAATCTGGCATCGCTCGCGAAGCCTTCATCAAAGCAACCGCGCTCAAGACACACGCCGAGGCAAAAATCCGTGCCGGCACGTACGGAGACAAGAAAGCAGAAGCGCCTGCATCTCACATCGACTCGCCGCCCATCGTCGTCAAGACGAGAGGTAGCGAGTACACGGTTGGCAAGCGCTTCGCGCAAGGCGACCTATGTGATCTCTACGAGAGCACCCATAGGTCCGATCGCGTGTGTTTCAAGATCGCGCAGTCTGCTGCGGACAACGATCTCGTCGAGAACGAGAGCCGCGTGCTGAAGAAGCTCTTTCCCGCGAAGCAGGAGGAAGTGAAGTTCTATCGCTACTTGCCGCGCTGCCTCGACACGTTCGCCTTTCGTGGTGCGGGAAGCACCGCGACACGTCAGGTGAACGTGCTTACGTTCCTCGACGGCTACCGCTCACTCGCGGAGGTTCACAACGTCTACCCGAACGGCCTCGACTACCGCGACGTCGTCTGGATGCTCAAGCGCACGCTCGCAGGCATCGGCTTCGTTCACAGCCAAGGCGTCGTGCACGGCGCCATCATCCCACCGCACGTGATGGTGCATCCGACAGGTCACGGCGCGAAGATTGTGGACTGGAGCTACGCCGTCGACGTCGATGGCTGCGTGAAAGCGTTGTCGAAACCATACCGCGCCTTCTACGCGCCCGAGATCCTCAAGAAACAGAAGGCTACCGCTGCGGCCGACGTGTTCATGGTGTTCAAGTGCATCATCTATCTGCTCGGTGGCGACGTCGAGACCGGACGCATGCCGGACACTGTACCAAAGCCGTTTCGCAGCTTCATCAGCGGATGCCTCATCGCATCACCGACACATCGCCCCAACGATGCGTGGAAGCTTCACGAGGAGCTCGACGAGCTGCTACTGAAGCTCGTCGGCAAGCCGAAGTACCGTCCGCTGACGATGCCGTGAAAGAACAGAGAAAGGAAACGTGACCATGGGAACGAACGTCTACGCATCGGAGCAGGAGCGCCTCGCCGGCAAGGAGGCCCCCAAGCCCAGGACACTCGCCGAGGAGATCCTAGACAAGATGCCCTCATCACTCATCGCGCCGGGCACCGCCGAGACGATCTCTCGGGAGAACGTCATCGCGATGGTCCTCAAGGCCGCCGACGATGCCGGCTACGAGGTCAAGAAGAAGGAGCCGGCAACTCCGCCGACTGCCACAGAAACGAAGGAGAACTGACCATGGGGTACAGCAGCTACAGCGACGATTTCTACCACGACCGCGTGGCGACACGGAAAGCCACGGGGTCGCCGACGTTCGTCCACGACGCCGCCGTGCGCAGCGGTAAGTCCAAAGCCGGCGTTCACGACTCGCTGAACATCCACGGCAAGATCCGCGAGGCGCGCGACAGCAAAGAGCACCCGAACAGCACACCCATCGCCGTCATCTTCGACGAGACGGGTTCAATGGCCGACGTGCCGCGCGTCATGCAGGACAAGCTTCCGCAACTCATGGGGCTTCTCCAGCGCAAGTCCTACATCGAAGACCCGCAGGTGCTCTTCGGAGCCATCGGCGACTATCCGAACGGAGAGGCTGCCCCGCTCCAGATCGGGCAGTTCGAGTCCGGCATCGAGATGGACGACAACATCACGCACATCTTCCTGGAAGCCAACGGCGGCGGTACGTACCAGGAGAGCTACCAGAACGCGCTGTACTTCTTCGCGCACCGCACGAAGTGCGACGCCTTCGAGAAGCGCGGCAAGAAGGGCTACCTGTTCCTCATCGGCGACGAGATGGCGTACAGCCGCTCGACGAAGGCGGAGCTGAACGATCTGATCGGTGACGGCGCGCAGGGCGACGCCACACTCGAGCAGATCATGGAAGCCGTGAAGGAGAAGTGGGAAGTATTCTTCATCATCCCGAAGGGCACCAACCATTTCGGCGATCCGCAGCTCGAGAACTTCTGGAAGAAGCACCTCGGCCAGAACGTCATCAAGCTCCAGGACCCGACCGCGATCTGCGAGACCATCGGTCTCACCATCGGCCTGTACGAAGGCACGGTCTCGCCCGACGCGAAGGACATGAGCAAGGATCTGAAGGACATCGGTGCGAGCGCCGACATCATTCACGTCGCGACAGCCAGCGTGGGCGAGATCGCCAAGAACGCGATCGTCAAGGTCGGAACAGGTAGCGCGCTACCCGGCAAGAAGGGTCGTTCGGACAAGACCGAGCGCCTGTGAAAAAAGATGGGCGAGGAGACTCGCCCGTCTCGTCCAGCCCACTAGCAACCCCGCACCTTTCGGTTCGGAACTGGTCTCGGCCTTCGGGGCCATCTTCCAAGTAGTGGGCTGAACGAGGCAATCGGATGGACAAGTACAGCGAAATGAGTCCCGCGCTGCGCAAAGCAGCCGTCGCGGTGCTCGAACGTGCGGCCGAAGAGTTTAGCAACCACGGCTGCACCGACTTCGATCTGTGCAAAGACGCAGGGCTCACCAAAGACGAAGCACTCGACGTGATGAACCAGCTTCACGAGTGGAACAACGCCCCGAACGAACCCAAACCAAAGCGTGGCGACACCGCGACGGATGACTGGTGCATCCTGTGGCTTCTTGCAGCCATTCTCGAGAACGAGTGATGCTCTTCGAGTGCTGGGAGAAGGAAGACGAGCTCTCCTTCCAACCCATCGACCATCCTCAGAAAGCGTTTCTCACCGAGGGCATGACGCTCGCGTACACGATCGAAGCTGACTCGTGGGAAGACGCCATGAGACAGCATCACGAGAAGCAAGGCTGGGAACCCTACAAGCCCATGAGCGAACGATGAACCGCGCCATCTTGATCGCAGGTCTCAGCTACGGCGACGAAGGCAAGGGCACAACCATTGATTGGCTGTGCCGCGAAGAGCACGCCAAGCTCGTCGTGCGCTACAACGGCGGCTGCCAAGCCGGACACAACGTCGTGGACGACATGAATCGGCACCACACGTTCTCCCAGTTTGGTAGCGGTACCTTTGCCGGCGCGTCCACGCTTCTCAGCCGGCACATGCTCGTCAACCCCGTGACGCTGGTGCCGGAAGCCAAGCATCTCGAAGAGATCGGCATCCTCAAGCCCTTGAGCTTGCTCCACGTCGAACGGGATGCGCTCGTCACGACGCCCTATCATGCAGCCGCCAACCGTTTGCGCGAGATGGATCGCGCTGACGGGCGTCACGGTAGCTGTGGCCTGGGCATCGGCGAGACCGTGAACGATTGGCTCACACAGCGCGACGAAGCGCTCCACGTTCGTGACACGCAGGATCTCGCGCTCGCTACGAGCAAGCTCCGCAAGCTTCGCGACAGGATGCGAGAGAGCACCAAGCACATCCGCATTGCTACGCCCGAGATGCAGCGCGAAGCCGACATCCTCTGGAAGGAGGAGATCATCTACCGCATCCTCGGCTACTTCGAGCACTTCTGCGACAACGTCCAGATCGTCGGCCCCGAGTGGCTATCGAAGCAGAACGGCACCGTTCTCTTCGAGGGCGCGCAGGGAGTGCTGCTCGATCAGGACTTCGGCTTCCAGCCCCACACCACCTGGAGCGACTGCACCTTCGGCAACGCACACCGACTCCTCAACGGCTTCAACGCCGATGTCCTGAAGCTCGGCATCTTGCGAAGCTACACCACGCGCCACGGCGCCGGACCCTTCGTGACCGAAGACAAGCGTTTCCAGGAGTGGTCGAGGACAGATCACAACGTGTGGACGGACTGGCAGCAGAACTTCCGAAGCGGTGCGTTCGACGTCGTTGCGACGAAGTACGCCCTCGACGTCATCGGCGGAGTCGACGGTCTCGTGTTCACACACCTCGACAAGCTGGATCGCGAACCGATAGACGTATGCACCACGTATCGCGGCACGGAGCTTCGAGTGAACCGACCCGCCGACTACGCACACCAAGAAACCCTCACCAAGACTCTGCTCGCAGCAAAGCCTAAGTACGAGTTCATCCCGTCCGTTGGGCAGACCGACTGCTTCCTCGAGCTCGTGACGGAGCACCTGAACGTCAAGCCGTGGGCGTACTCATTCGGACCCACAGCCGATCACAAAACTAGGATCCGCGCGCAAGCACCGGCGCAAGTCGCAGCCTCATGAACAAGCTCGCACGAACAGACAGCGGCCTATCCGTGGCTACCCTGTCGAACCTCATGTCCGAACATCTGCGATCGGCACCGATCGAGAGGGTGAAGTCAGCGCCTGTCGTAGTGAAGAGAGCGAGAACGACAAGGAAGCCACGGGAGAGGGAGCTGAGCGCGTCGGACGTTCGGGTGCTCTACCGTACACGTCTCGTGGCTGACATCGGCAAGCGCGTCTTCACGCACGCTGAGATCGTGGAGTACACGGCTGGACGAGACACCTCGACGGCACAGTGGTCGAGGCTCAAGCGTCTGGGTTACGTCGCAGAGACGCGTGGTGGGCCGAAGTTGACGCCCAAGGGCATCGCGAAGCTCAAGGAGCTTGGCAAGTAGTGAGCACCCGCGTACGACCCTACACTCACCCGCCGCCGACGTGTCCGATCTGTCGAAAGCTGGTCGAGTCGCAGCAGAGTAGTTCGTGCTGCCGCGCGTGCGGAAGCTGGATGCACCGCGATTGCGCGATCGACAGGTGGTGCGTGGATTGCTTGCTCGGGGAGCCGCACACGCGAGCCAAGGCTCTCGTGCTCTCGAGGCATTTCGAGAAGGAGCTCGGTTCGGCTCACGCGGCTGCGCTCGTTTTCGCGGCGTCGTTCATGGTGGGAGCCAAGCGTAATGCCGTGCGCGAGCTTCTCGACAACTGGCCGCCCGGCATCGAAGCTGTGATGGACAACTACGAGAAGAACGGCGTCTGGACACCGGACGGCATGATCGCCATCGACGAGACGAACGAGAATGACGATGGGCAGGAGGCATCGATCGCTTTCTGCCTCGCCATGATGTGTGGAGCAGGCGAGATCGTTCGGACTGATGTGCATGTCCGCGTAGACACGCTAGGTGACTCGACGATCGCTGCCGTCAATCACATCGTCGAGTCTACGGAGCAGCGCCTTCCCGAGGAGGTCTACAGCACCGTGAGCGGCTACACGCCGAAGGAGCCGGGTACATGAAGTTCCAAGTGGTCGTGGAAGGCAACGGTTCTCCGGTCTACGCGGGTGAAGATGAGACCGAGGCACTCGCGGTCTTCGGCGAGTACATGGTGCTATCGATGTCTGGAGAAGGTCCGCAAGCCAACAAGCTCATCGCGTACCTCGTCAACGGCAACGTCGAAGAAGTCCACGACCCGAACGACGACGGCGACGACGACAAGCCCATCTTGAAGTGGGCACCTGGGCACGAACCCAAGCCCGACGACGAGTGCGAGAATTGCGGCATGATCGACGAACCGCTCGACAAGGACGGCTTCTGCGAAGGCTGTACCTGTACGTGCTGCGGCGCACACGGCTCGATGGACGAGTGGGGACAGTGCTCGTCGGTTCTCTTCAGTAACCCGAGATGCACGAATCTACGGGAGAAGAGGAAGAAGGAGGCATCATGATGCACGACTCTTTCCACATCGACATCCGGCAGCGCCTTTGGTTTCTGCGGGACAACATGACCGATTGCGCGATCGGCCGCGAAGCGTTCCTCGCCCAGGTCATGACTTGGCTGCTCGTGGGCGGCGTCGGTACCGTGACGATCGAGAGGACGTTCTACCCGGACCACATCAGCAAGCTGGGCGAGCTTCTATCTCTACCTCTCGACGCTCAGTGGGCGCGAGAGACCATCGATCGGGCGCTCGCGCTGCTTCCCAAGTACCGGGTGATGAAGATCTCCCACGACAGCAGCAAAGAACCGTCATGACACCGAAGCAGCGTGCAGAGGCCGCGCAAGAGGCTCATCGCATCCAAGGCGAGCTGGATGCTCTCGACGATAGCTTCGCGGAGGATGGGATCGTACGCACGGTGCTTCGTGAGCGCGTGGAACAAGAGAAACGGCGTGCGCGCGGAGAGGAGGAATCGTGAAGCACGGTCCTGATTGCACTGCGCGCGACTGCTACTGCCTCGCAACGGATGCTTGTCCCGAACCCGATCCGATGTGCGACTGCGGTGAGCCTGCCTGGCGCTGCCGATGCGACGAGATCTTGTGCTCTGGTGGCTGCGGAATGCCGCAGCATGCGTGCATCTGTGCGGAGATCGATGCGGAGACCGAGCGCCGTGGAGCCGAGTGAGGGATCGACTAGCGCAGCGCTCCTTGCTGCTCTTCGGGCAACCACCCACGCCATCAACACGAACGAGCTTGCTCGCAGCGTGCTCGGAGCTCGAGGGAACGCTCTGACGAACACACTCCTCAACGCGATGGCGCGCAAGGGACTCATCAAGAACATCGCCAAGCCGCGCACGTTGGGCTGGTGGATCGCAGTGCGAGAGGAAGTCATGACAACCATTCTCTTCCCGAGTAACCCGATCCAGCCGAAGTCCGTCGACGGCTCATTCGGCTACGAGGCGCGTGCAGCCAAGGAAGCCGGCTACAAGATCGGTCGTATCGATCTGGAAGTCATCCTCGGTGGCGAGATCAAGCTCTCTGGCGTCGATGACGGCGCCGTGATCTATCGCGGCTGGCTGATGAAGCCCGAGCAGTACAGGGAGATGCACGAGAAGCTCGCTGGGCGCCTAGTGGTCAGCCCCGACGAGTACCTGACGGCCTACTACCTGCCTCGGTGGTATCGCGCTCTGGCGAGCGTCGGAGTGCACCAGTACACACCGAAGTCGATCTGGCTCGAGCCTGGTGCAGACCTCACGGACCTCGACAGGATTGCAGGTCGCGTTGCAGAAGCCTTCGATGGTCCAGTCATCGTGAAGGACTACGTGAAGAGCGCGAAGCATCGCTGGTTCGATGCGTGCTACATCGGCGACGCGCAAAACGACATCGAGGTCAAACGCGTCGTCAAGAACTTCCTCGACACGGTGAGTGATGGCCTTGTGGGCTCGCTCGTCTTTCGCGACTTCGTCAACTTCAAGCGCATCGGCACACACTCGAAGATCAACCTTCCGCTCATCAACGAGCATCGTGCTTTCATGCATCTCGGCAAGGTCTTCTACACGGCGCCGTATTGGGCCGAAGGTGACTACTCGGGAGCGCGTCCATCGAACAAGCTCATCGAGACGCTGGCAGCCGGTCTGCACGATCAACCGCTGATCGCTGTCGATGTCGCTGAGAAGATCGACAGCGATTGGATGATCGTCGAAGTAAATCCCGGCGGAGCGGCAGGTGTCCCCGAGGGAGGGTCCGTCAAGGACTTCTACTTGGCGCTCTCACAAGTACATCTCGTGAAAGGCGTGCCATGAAAAACATCAAGGAGCGTTGGGCGGAGTTCGTCGAATCTCGTCATGTCGACTGGACGTGGGCGATGCTCTGCGCGCTCTACGCAGAGCCGCATCGCGAGTACCACAACATCTCGCACGTTGCAGCGTGCTCAGATCTGCTTCGTACAAGTCCGAGCTTCGCGGACACTCCAATCGTCGAGCTGGCTCTCTTCTTTCACGATGTTGTGTACGTTCCGGGCGACAAGCGCAACGAAGAGCTGAGCGCGAACCTTTTGCGTTCGCTCCTGCCCGTCGCGCGTCTGTCATCGAGCTCGTGGGAGCGTGCATGCTTGGCGATCATGGCCACCCAGCACCACGAGACCGTAGTCGATGACACAGTGTCCCAGCTCACAGTCGACATCGACCTCTCGATCCTGGGTGCGGATCTGCCTGTCTACGACCGCTACGCAGCAGCCATCCGCAAGGAGTACAGCAGCGTCAGCGACGACGCTTGGCGGGTGGGTCGAAGCCGCTTCCTGACCGAGATGGTGGAGCGCCCGCAGATCTTCCAGACCGCGTGGGGCCGCCAACAGTTCGAGGACAGGGCTCGCAACAACATGCGTCAGGAGCTTTACGTTCTGGAAGGTCGATGATGTTCGGCTCGAGCATGCGCTACCTGCCGGAGATCGATGTCGACGTCTTCGACAAGATGCTTCTGCAACCCGACGGCAAGCTGAGACTGATGCCTGCTGCTGAGCTTCTGATCCTCAGCGTCGAAGCCCTCCAGGCGTGGTGCGTCCAGCGAGCGCGCTACCAGCTTGTGACCGTCGAGCTCATTGAGTGGCTCAAACCGTTCGTAGTGGGGCGCAAGGCCCTCGAGATCGGCGCGGGCATGGGCGACCTGGGACACCACCTGGGCATCCCGATGACCGATAGTGCTGTCCAGGTCGAGAAGAAGGACGAGCTTCTCCTTGGCATCTTCCAGCTCGCCAAACAGGCACCCACCGATCCTCCACCCGATGTCGAGCGCATCGACGCCGAGGCGGCTGTCATCAAATACAAGCCCGAAGTCGTCATCGGCGCGTGGATCACTCAGAAGTGGCACGAAGGCGATGCGAGAGGCTCGGTCTACGGCCCCGAAGAGATCCGCATCGTCCGCGCTGTCGATTGCTACATCCACATCGGCAACCGAAAGGTCCACTGCGACAAGCGCATCCTGAAGCTCAAACACAAGGAACATCGACCGCCGGGCCTCGTCAGTCGAGGATTCGATCCGAGCGGCAACATCATCTGGAGCTGGGGCAAGTAGACCGAGTAAGCTCCGCCACCGAGGAGGCCACCATGGCAGCAGCGAAGAAGACAGCAGCGAAGCAGCCGGCAGCAAAGAAGCGTGAGCAGCTCACCAAGGTCTGGAAGAGCGGCGATGGCGACCTCGCGCTCACGCTCATCGCTGACCCGGGTGACTTCGAGCTGACGGTCGAGAACACCGGTGCCGACGAGTTCATCCAGCTCGCTGTGAGCACCGAGCAGATCGACGAGCTGATTGCCATGCTCACCACCGCCAAGGAAACGGTTTCTCGGTACGAACGAGGAGAACAGATCGCAAGCGACCCTCTTCCCGTTGACGATGACGAGGAGGAAGAAGAGGAGCTTGACGAAGACGAGGAAGATGACCTCGACGATGAAGACGGCGAGGAAGACCTCGACGACGAGGAAGAAGACCTTGACGACGAGGAAGAAGAAGACGCAGACGAGTAGCAACGTCAGGGTGAGCCACGTCTCACTAGCTTGACATTGCTAGACGGCTGTATTACAGATTGCGACAAGAGAAGGAGCACAGCATGGCTAAGGGATCTAGCCGTGCCAAGCCGACGTCTCGTCGGCGGGGCACGACCGGTTTGAGGGCGACCCGCCAGAAGGGCGAGTACCTGTACGGCGAAGGTCCGGCGAAAGCGGCTGAGATCCGCATTGGCAGGACCGCAACGCGCGTGCGCAAGCATGCAGCACGCTTGAAGAGCTACGGTCTGCCCGATCCCACGATCGTTACGGACCTCATCGAAGCTCACAAGTTCTTGAGGAGCGCGGAGCAGAAGCTTGCCAAGGTGCCGAAGGAATGGCGTCCGGCACGCGGCACGCTCGGCGCTACGCCGCTCGAGGAGCACTCTCGCGTCAAGGTTCGCGAGGCTGTCGCGAATCGTTACGAAGGCGTGTTCGATACGGATCAGCCGCTCAAGGTCGTACAGATCGTGGGTGCGCGCATCGTGTGCGAAACGAAGTACAAGGGTGAGCGCGTTCGCATCCCGATGCCGCGCTCGCACGTACAGTCTGCTACCAAGTAGAAGGAGACGTTCATGCCCAATATGCCGAAATCGCAAGGCCCCATTGCGGAGGCCATCGCAGCGACCGATCAATCGATCGCCAAGGCGCGCGCAGAGACCAAGAAGCGCAAGCTGTGGAGCTACGTTCGTAGCGACACGCTGATCGACTGGGCCAACGTGCACAAAGAGAACAGCGTTCGCGAGCTCGCAGATGGCGTTGGCGCATCGATCGCCGAGCCGAAGCCCGAGGATGCGTCACTTCCGGTTCGAGTGATAGATGCCGGATCGTACGACAGCATCAGCGGCTACACGCCGCCGGGCACTCCGTACGTGCCCGGCAATCTCGTACCCAACGAGTCGATAGCCAAACTCGCGCGCCTCTTCTTCGAGCGACCCGAAAATGTCGTCGTGGAAGTTCATCACGACACCGTCGTGGACAAGTACATGTTCGCCGTCTGGATGGGCGAGGAGTCCGTGCCGACGATGGCGCCACAGTTCTAGGAGAACCTCATGGCCCTTCTCGGGAGCAAGAATCCGAAGCTAACTGCGATGATGCACGGCGAGATCCCAAGTCTAGTCAAGCAAGCCAAAGACATCATCATCAACGCCTTCAAGCAAACAGGAGGAGATGTGCAGGCGGCTGCAAAGAAACTCCCAATCGGCCGGGCGACACTCAACCGCTGGATCAAGGACAATCCTGATCTGCGCGAAGCGCTCGACAAGATTCGGTTGAAGAACAGGTAACAGAAGGTCAGCAGGAGGATCACGTGAGCAACGTCGTCGACAAGATCAAGCAGAAGCAGAAGGCCGAACGCGTCGAAGCGTTCAGGAACATGGTCTTCAGCCGACTCGAGGGACTCTGGTCCGATGTCGAGTTCCTGGCAAGCATCGGCAACATTCCAACCGAGGAGGCCGAACTCCACACGCGCCAGGTGTTCAACTACTTCGTCGCGGAGCAGGCGTACGCCGACGGAACGCCGAAGGAAGAGTATCTGGAGGGTGCTGCGGCGACATTCGACGAGGTCGTCGAGGACGACAACGAGGAAGAGGAGGAAGAGGAGGAAGAGGAGGAAGAGGAGGAAGAGGAAGAGGGCGAGGAGGGTGCAGAGGGCGAAGAGGAAGCACCGCCTGCGGACCCGAACGAGTCGCCTGGCGTCGCAGCTCTTCAAGCCGCGCTGCGCGGAGAGCCACCTCCCGGCGTTCCCGAACCAGAGGAACCGAAACCCTAGTTCGCAGCGAAGCGCGAGGGAGACGCGCGAAGGAGAAGGAGCCCATGGCCGGTGAGAAAGACACCGGAGCGACGAGCGATGCGCTTTACAGCGTAGTGCTCGCGCTCTTGCCCCATCTACGGATGTGGGACGGTACGAAGATCGTCGAGCCGCACAGTGCGGCTTCGATCCGTCAAGCGTTGCGTGAGTACAGCACCATGCACGCGATCGGTGACGTGCAAGTGCTCATCGAGCCGTGCAAGCCCAAGGCACATTTCACGATCACGCAAATCTCACGCGCTGTAGCGCGAGACACCTACGATCGCGCGATCGAGTGGACCGCCAAGAGCGGCGAAGTCGCACTACTCAGCGAACTTGCTTGGCTCTCCTACGACTCGTACCCGCTCGCTCCTTCTGACGTATATGTCGTGCCCTCGAGCTACAGGTGGAAAGACGCGATGGCGTGGTTCGTCTTTGGACGCAAGCGCGAAGGGCGCTTCTGGCAGCTCACATGAACGACGAAGAGAAGAAGCCGGCGAAGTTGCCGCTCGCGATGGTAGTCGAGGTCTCCGTGATCGGCTCTGTCCCGGCAACGGAAATTCCTGCACTCCAAGAGATGGCTGACGCAGTTCTGATCGAGCTGACTCGCCGCTTCGAAGGGCGCGCCGGCGCGAAGGTGTACCCGCGCTGGGCCGAAGTCCGTCCTGCCACGCGCGACGAGCTACTGCACTTCATCCCGCGCAAGATGCACTACACCGACGACGGCGACGACCACGCTTGCGACACGATGCACGTGGCGCGCAAGAACCTAACCAAGGACGTGCACGAGGTCACGTGCAAACTCTGCATCCGATGGCTCACCGCGCGAGGTCTTCTATGAGTCATTCAACCTTCGTGACGGACGATGACGGTCTCGAGTGGGTCATCATCCACAACGGCGACTGGAGCGGTGACGTCGAGATTCGTCTCAGCGAGAAGAGCCTCAAGAAGAGCGAGGTCGCTGAGACTCACACGATCCCGGGTGCCGTCATCCGCAAGGCATGCGCGACGGCTGTCGTCAGCGACGCTATCTCGATCCTCGAGCAGTGGGATGGCTCATCGAAAGCCGCCTACCGCGCGCAGGATGCCCTCGCAGGAAGACGCTGAGCAAGAGCAATGGAGGACAGCATGGAAGAGAGCACCGAAGGAACTTCACACGCAGTCGAACGCATCATCAGCGCGATACCGCTCGTCGACCATTACAACCCAGGCGCCATGCGCTACGCCGGCTGCGACCTGCATGACATGACGATGCAGGGATGGGAAGTCGTCGAACGGTTCGAAGTCGATGAGCCGATAGTGATCAGCGAGCAAGTGATGCCGCCGCAGCAGCAAGGCTACCAACCGCCGCCACAAGAGCTGAAGCACTCGCAGCTAGGTAAGCGCGCGTACTTCCGGCTACGCAAGAGCGGAAACACGATCGTCGAGGAGCTCAATACGCAACTCGAAACACTTCGGTCGTGCGCTAGCGGCAACGAGAAGAAGATCGAAGAGCTTCAGAAGGAGATCGAGAAGCTCAAGGTCGACGGCGTCCAAATGCAGTCGAGATTGAAGGGCAGCCAAGACAACTGCGAAGCGCTGCGCAAGCAGAAGGAACAAGTAGAGCAGATCAAGCGACAGCTCGAGGGCGACATCGGCAAGATCCGAGAACACATCGGACGCAAGATGATGGAAGAGATCCTCGGAGAGCAGAAGAAGCCGTGAAACGCGTGCCTGTCGGATCAAAGCCGCACGGCTACATCGACTGCGTGCCCACGCTGATCGACGCCATAACGGGTGTACCCGAACCGAACGACTCACCCGTGATGAAGGCGGTCTTCAAGGTGTGGGAATCGACGAGCGCCGAAGACCGCGCCGCTTACCACCGCTACTGCTGCCTCAACAGCAAGAAGCCGCGCGACATCGAACGCACCGAAGCACTGTGCGAACGCTTCAAGCAAGCCGCAGAGCGAGCCACCCTGTCATGAGAGTTCTGCTCGCCATCGCGGGTGTCGTGTTCATCCTGCTCATGGGTTTCATCGGCTTGTTCGCAGGCGAAGTGAAGCGCGTGCAGGACGATCCTGAAGTGAAGGCCGAGATCGAGCGCCGCAAGAAGGAGCTCGAGCGACAGAAGGCTTGGAAAGACAACTTCAAGTGAAGAAGATCGACGTCAAAGAAGAGATGAACGCCTACTTCGGCCACCTGGCCGACGTGGAGCACCTCATTGGCGTCGCGAAGTTCGAGAACCCCGACGTGAGCATCGCCATGGCACGACTCCTCTTCTCCGAAGACTGCCCGCCACCAACGTGGCCCGAGAAGCTCATCTACAGGTGCGCCGTCGATGTCGGATCGACCGTGCGCATGTTCGTCATCTGCGAACCAGGACAGTTCTTGAAGCCTTTCGTCGCTACTGAGTGGTACGACGACTACCAAGCCTTCATCGACGCTGCCGAAGCAGCGAACATGTTCATGGTCGAGATCATCACTCCGAAGCACCGCTACGGAGCCGCGTTCATCGACGGCAAGATCAACGACAGCGTGGTGCAGGACATCACGCTCGAGCAATTCGAAGCGTTCTGCAATTCGTACAAGTCGAGGAGCCGCGTTCAATCATGACAGCAGCGAGGAAGCTGACCGAGACGACCGAGACGTGGCGCGCACCGAAGCCGCCCGTGAAGTGGCCTGGCGGCAAGCGAAAGATCGTCCCGCAAATCCGAGAGCTGATGCCCAAGCACTACGGAACCTTCCACGAGATGTTTGCTGGAGGCGCTTCCCTCTTCTTCGACGTAATGCCGAAGCATGCGCGACTGGCGGACATCAACAAGAAGCTCATGCACATGTACGTCGTGATCCGTGACGACGTCGAGGGTCTCATCCGCGCGCTCAAGCCTCTCAGGCACAACAAGACGAACTACTACCGCATCCGAGACCGTAACTTCGAGGTCGGCACGATCGCGCAGCGCGCTGCGGAGTTCATCTTCTGCAACAAGACCGGCTACAACGGCATGTACCGCGAGAACCTGGACGGCGAGTTCAACATCCCGTTCGGCAAGTACAAAAACCCGCTGATCTGCGACGAGGTCAACTTGCGCGCTGTCTCGCACGCGCTCAAGAACGTCGACCTGTTCGCGAAACCGTTCGAGTACATCCTCGAGCTCGCGCAGAAGGGCGATTTCGTATACTTCGACCCGCCGTACGCACCGATCTCCGCGACCAGCGACTTCACCAGCTTCTCGAAGGAAGGCTTCAAGGGCGAGGACCAGAAGCGCCTTCGCGACGTCGCCATCGAGCTGAAGAAGCGCGGTGTAGCTGTCGTGCTCTCGAACAGTGCGGCGCCCATCATCCGTGAGCTCTACGGACGACGCGAGTTCAAGATCAAGGAGATCAAGGCCGCACGCTCGATCAACAGCATCGCCGAGAAGCGTGGCGACGTGACCGAGCTACTCATCTACTAGCCACCCTCCGTGGCTTCCCTGTCGTTCATCGGATTCGACAAGGGAGCCACGGAGTTGGCGGCGCGTTGAGATAGAAGGAGGCTGTCGTGAACGATAAGAAGAAGGGTCTGTGGGACACCATCAAGGACGCCGTGGTCGAGCAGACGCCCGACGTACCGGCGAGGAACACACCGCTGCCGATGCCCAGGGTGACGCCGCTGCCGACCGCTCCAACGGTTGGCGAGCACCCTTACGGGTCGCCCGTGACGCCTGATCCGAAGGCGCTCGAGACGCTCGAGTCCAAGCTCGATGCGGCTCTGCCCGAGGCGTACAAGGGCTTCATCGAGCAGTACAACAACCTGGACGGCGTCATCCCCGACGAAGCTACGCGCATGAAGGCGGCGCTCAAGACAAGCCACACGTCCATCGAGCAGATTGTTGGTGCATTCGACCAACTGCTTGGGGTCATGGACGTTGCACATGCGGACTTTCAGAAGAAGTTCGATAGCAACAAGACGAGCGTGCTCGGTGCAGCCAAGCAGCAGATCGACGCGACCGACGAGCTCATTCACACGCGTGAAGCGCAGCTCAAGAGCATCCAGGACGAGATTGTCTCGCTCAAGAGCAAGCGTTCGGCCGATGCCGAGCAGATGCAAAACGAGGAAGCGCGTCTCGACGGCATTCGCAAGGGCTTCGAGGCTGCACTGGTGCAGATCGTTGGGCGCCTCAACGGCCAGAAGGCGCGCATCTCTACTCAGCGGTAGTCATGCCCAAGATGGTGACGCCGGAGCCTCTGCTGATGTCTCCGAAGGACATCGCAGAGATGATCGTCGAACGTCTGGGTGCGCGCGGCATCCCTCGTGAACGCATCGCAGAAGTGGAGTTCGTGATCGGCGACAGCGGCGTCTACCGCAACGCCGTCCCACCGCCGAAGCGTTTGGAGCGAGCCGTCGTGCGTTTCGTGCCAGAGCAAGCGAAGAGGAAGCGATGAAGGTCACGAGCAAGCAGCGTAAAGAGCTGAGACGGATGCATGCGGATGCCGCGCCCGGCACGTGGAAGCTGCTGGGAGGCGAAGTTCGCTCTGACATGGGCAACGAGGACTGCACGCCGGATGACTCGGTGTTCGTGTGCCGGCCTGCGCCTACGCTCGTCAACGGTCACAATCGCGTCCCGAATGCCTACCTCATCGCGAGCATGCAGCAGTCACTCATCTCGATGCTGGATGACATCGATGCGCTCGACCGTGTCAGGACGGCGATCGTGATGTTGGGCGCCGAAATGGGACCGCTGCCGAAAACTGACATCATGAATCGGCTTCTGGAGATCTTGCTGCTCATCGACCCGAATACCACAAGCGTCCAGATCAATCGTGCTTGACGACCGGGATGCAGCTTGTTACATCGTAGCTCAATGTCAGCGACCGACGTTCTGAGCATCCGCTTCGAGAAGGGAACCAAAACCCGGCTAGAGCGGCTTCGACAAGATCTCGAGAAGCAGACGGGGATGAAGATCAAGCGCGCGGCCGTCATCAGGACGGCCCTCGAAGAGGGTCTCAAGGTCATGGAACGAAAGGCCGGTAAGTGATGACGGACACACAGCAGCCGAAGAGCTACCTGAAGAGGCCCGAGGGAGCCTTTGGCGTCACGCTCCTGCTCCTTCTGGGTGCAGCCGGGTTGGTAGGGCTCTACGTGCTCTTGCCGTTCCTCGTGGTCATCCTGACCAACCTGCTCTACGCAGGGCTGCTCGCCGGCGCGCTCGGCGTGATGAGCTTGCCGCTCATCGACAAGCAACTGCGCACAACGATCTGGGTCTACTACAAGACCTTCACGCGGTGGCTGCTTGGCAAGGCGATCGAGCTCGATCCGATCGGCATTCTGCGCAACCGCGCCGAGGACATGCGCGAGAAGAGCGGTTCCTTCGAGGAACAGATCGATAACCTGACGGGTCACTGCAACGGCATCCGGCATCAGATCGAGAAAAACAAGCAGGGCGCCGAAGAGGCACTCGGTCTCGCTCAGCAGGCAAAGGGTCGCAAGGAGCTTCAGGGTGTGTTCCTGATTCAGAGTCGGCAATACGACCGACTCATCGCGAGCAACAAGCAACTGCAAGAGCTGCTCGATCGGATGCAACGCATCCTCACGATGCTCAAGAAGATGAAGCAGGTGACTGATACGCTCTGCGAGGACATGGAGCAGACCGTCAAGGTTCAGTCCGAGCAACGCAAGATGCTGCTCGCTGGCTACGGAGCCTACAAGGCGGCGCAGAGCCTCATCGCCGGCGAAGCCGATCAGCGTGAGATGTTCGACATGGCGATGGAGAAGCTCGCTGACGAGTACAACGTCAAGATGGCGGCCATCGAGAACTTCGCCGAGTCGACGCAGGGCCTCATGCAGGGCTTCGATCTGAACAACGAAGCTGCGGCGGCCAAGATGATGGCTCGGATCGAAGATCTCGAGAAGCAGGGTCTCGCGAGCGGCCTGGATGACGGCCCGCCGCGTGTCGCGCTTCGCGTGGGCGACGTTGATCCTGCCGCCGCGTCTGAGGAGGCGTCACCCGATTCACTCGATGAGCTCTTCAAGGCTCGTCGCTAACCGACTTGTAGAAAGAAAGGGAACACAGTCATGTCCACTCGCGTCAAGCCTCTGCCCAAGATCCTCGGCGTCCTGCTCATCGCGGCGGTCTTCTTCGGCGTCTTCCGGTACCTCGTCACGAACGGCATCATCTCGATGCCGGGCAGCAAGGCCGAGGTGCCCAAGGCTGCGGAGCTTCCGGTGCTGCCCGATACGGCTGCAACGACTGCGGCGTCTTCGCAGGTGCCGCTCCCGTCTTCGACGCCGACCGCCTCTGGCACCGACGTCAGGATGATGGTTTGGGCGTGGAACGCGCAGATGGGCCTGCTATTCGCCAACGGCGGTCCAGACACCACGCAGGGCAGCCTCATGGCGTCGCACAAGGTCAACCTGCACCTCACGCGCGAGGACGACACGAGCAAGATGGCGGCGCAGCTCATGTCGCTCGCGAACGCGGTCCAGAAGGACCCGAACACGACCGCTGGTGAGCACTTCATCACGCTCATGGGTGACGGCACGGGAGCTTTCTTCGCCGGCATCAACGCAGACCTGAAGAAGATCTGCGCCGACTGCATTGCAGAGGTTGTCGGCAGTGCTGGCTACTCTCGCGGCGAGGACAAGCTGATGGGTCCTGCCGAGTGGAAACAGAACCCGAAGGCGGCTCGAGGCGCACTCATCGCGGGCGTCATTCGCGACGGCGACTGGAACATCGCGATGAAGTGGGCGAGCGATAACTGCTCGCGCAATGCTGATGGAACGCCCAAGAGCGATTGTCTGCTCAACAACCCCGACGAGACGACCTACGATCCCGATGCCCTCAACTGGGTCAACGCAGACACGTACATCGAGGCAGCCAAGAAGTACATCCTCGGCGTCTGTGAGGATCGCCCCGTCGTTCACGCGGGCAAGCGTTCGGGAGAGACCAAGCACGTGTGCGTCAACAGCGTCGTGACCTGGACGCCAGGCGACGTCGATGTGGCACAGCAGAAGGGCGGCATCGTGCCGATCGTTTCGACGCGCGAGTACCGCGCGCAGATGCCGAGCGCGATCATCGGCATCCGCAAGTGGGACCGTGCTCACCGCGACGTCATCGAGGGTATGCTTCAGGCAGCGTTCGACGGTGCCGATCAGGTGCGGGCCTATCCGCAGGCGCTCCACAAGGGTGCCGAGATCAGCGCGGCCGTCTACAAGGAGGAGAACGCTGACTACTGGGAGCGCTACTACAAGGGTGTCACCGAGACGGACAAGGCAGGTCTGTCGGTCTCGCTCGGAGGCAGCTTCGCGAGCGACCTCGCTGACGACTTGCAGCTCTTCGGCCTCGCGCCCGGCTCGATCAATCTCTTCGCAGCGACCTACACGACGTTCGGTGACATCGTCGTGCAGCAGTACCCGAAGCTCGTGCCGAGCTATCCGAAGGTCGAGGAGATCTTGGACACATCCTACGTACAGGATCTCGCCAAGGCAGTTCCGACGAAGGTGACGTCGACGGACATCCCTTCGTACACATCCGGCGCCGCGATCACGAACCTCGTCGGCAAGCGTAGCTGGAGCATCAACTTCGAAACCGGCAGCGCAAACTTCTCGGCCGACGCCAAGAACACCCTCGCTGCGCTCGAGAAGGATTTGGTCATCACCGATCTCGTCATCGAGATCGACGGCCACACCGACAACACGGGCGACGCATCGAACAACATGACGTTGTCGCAGTCGCGTGCGACGGCCGTCAAGGCGTGGCTCACGCAGCAGTCGTCGGCGAATTTCCCATCCGACCGCTTCATCGTCAAGTCGTTCGGTCAGAGCAAGCCCGTTGCCGACAACGGCACCGAAACCGGTCGCGCAAAGAACCGCCGCGTCGACATCATCCTCGGGCAGTGAGCAACATCGAGGAGATGAAGCAGAAGATCCCACCAGCTCCAGGCGGCTGCGTCGACCATCGCCCGACAGCGGTTTATACCCATCCAGTGTTCGGCTGGACCGTCGTCCAATGCAAGACGTGCGGTGCAGGAGACTGTCGAGCGTGCCAAGGCACTACTGCGATGAGCTGGCAGAAGGAGCGTGGAGGTGGTGGATTCGAACTGCGAGCGCTTCCCATCTACGGGCGAGTGTGGCCGGGTTCAGATAATCGATGGCGCGCCGCTCGACGTCCAGAACCTTACAACGCAAAGACTCCTGGCTGGGAGAACGCTCCCACGACGTTCGAAGACAAAGCTGCCGCGTGCGCCTGGGTGGAGGGATCATGACTGAGCTTCAGGACACGCCGCTTCACCCGGAACAGGTACGCATCATCAAGAAGCTCGCCCTGGAGACTCGTGCCGCTGTCGCGGATCACTGCGACGTGTGCGAATGCGAAGGCTGCGTCGATGCAAAGGATGCGCTGGTGACGTTGCGGTTGATTGCCACCATCGAGGCACAGAAATGAACCACGTCATCACCTGGCCTGAAGTTCGTCATCGTCGGACTGGCAGTTGCTGTTTTCGGCTGCCTCGTCATCGGAACTTGGTCGGCGTGCAAGTACATGGGGAGATCATGAGCACCTTCAAGGAAGCCTTTCGGCCCAACGGCACTATCTCGCCTCGCGCGCGCTTGGCAATCCTCGCGGAGACTATCGCGTTCCTCGTCATCTTCTGGTCGTTCCGACCGAAGTTCTTGCCCGGCCCGCTCGACGTCGTCAGCGCTTACGGCAGCCTGCTCCAGCAGGGTCTCATCTACCAGCTCTACGTGAGCCTCGTAACGAACCTGCAAGCGATTGGTCTGTCGTGCCTGCTGATGGTGCCGCTTGCGTACCTGACCGTGCTGCCAGCCGTACGACCGCTAGTCCGCGCGATCTCGAAGATGCGTTTCCTTGGGCTGACGGGCTTCGTAGTGCTCTTCACGATCCTCTTCGGCGGCGGGCACGGGTTGAAGATCGCGCTGCTCGTCTTCGGCATGAGCGTGTTCCTCGTCACGAGTCTCTACGACATCGTAGAGGCGATCCCTCGAGAAGAGTTCGACCATGCGCGGACGCTTCGCATGGGCTCCTGGGGCTCGGTCATCGAGGTCGTCATCCTTGGACACTTCGATGGCGTACTCGACGCCATCCGGCAGAACGCGGCAATGGGTTGGGTCATGCTCACTCTCGTCGAAGGGCTCGTGCGCTCGGAGGGCGGCCTCGGATCGCTCATGCTCGCCGAAGACAAACACATCCGCCTCGACGCCGTTTTCGCCATTCAGCTCCTTGTGCTCATCATCGGCGTTGCGCAGGACTGGTTGCTTCGGATGATCCGCCAGACACTCTGCCCGTATGCCGATCTCTCCTTGGAGAGGCAATGAAGCTGACCAAGGAGGAGCGTGAGCAGATCGACCAGAAGCTACTGCACCTCATCAGCGAAGACGTCGCGCGAGCCGAAGCGCTGTCGCTGCGCGGCAACATGCACCCTCGGATGGTCGATCGAGGACTTCAACGTCTGAAGCGCCAAGGCAAGATCTCGTACACGACCCAATGGGGTTGGCAGCTATCAGGAGGCCGCAATGGCTAAATACGAACTCAAGGAGACGTTGGTCTCCATCAACGATGTCTGCCTCTCGTACGAGGGCAAGCCGATCCTCAAGAACGTCAACGCAACCGTTCGAGACATCGTGCGCGAAGGCTGCATCACCGGACAGATCATCGGCATCCTCGGGCCATCGGGCGTCGGCAAGACGCAGCTCTCACGCATCATGACCGGCCTCCAACAGCCGACGAGTGGACAGGTGACGGTAGGCTCGCCAGGTCACGATGCGCAGCCCGTGCACGCCGGCCTCGTAGGCTACGTCCCGCAGAACTACCCGCTGCTTCGGCATCGGAAGGTGCTCGGTAACCTCGTCATCGCAGCGCGCAAGGCCGGCATGGATGAAGACACAGCGAAGGCCAAGGCGCTCGACTACCTCAAGCGCTTCGATCTCACCGAAAAGTGGGACGTCTACCCGGCGCAGCTCTCTGGCGGACAACGGCAGCGTGTCGCTATCGCGCAGCAGCTTCTGTGCAGCGAGCACTTCCTCATACTCGACGAGCCGACCACGGGCCTCGATCCGATCATGAAGGACAAGGTCTGCACCTTCGTTCAAGACGTTGCGGCCCTCTCCGAGGAGAACACTATCTTCGTCATCACCCACGACATCGCGGCGGTGATGACGATCGCTGACCATCTGTGGCTGCTCGGTCGAAAACGCGACGAGCATGGCGTGTCCCTGGGCGCCAGTATCGTGGAGACCTACGACCTCATCGAGCGAGACATCGCATGGCACGACCAGCCGCGAGGGCTGCCCGCGTTCCAGGATCTCCTGCGGGAGATCCGCCAACGGTTCGAGACGTTGTAGCCATGACGCCGGAACGCAAACAGGAACTTCGTAAGCAGGGCGGCCCGTGGTCCACGAGAGAGCTCGTTCTGCTCAAGGAGCTCGAGGAGTCAGAGCGCCACCGCAAAGCGCTGCAAGAGGTCTTGCGCGACACGTGCGGGTCTGTTGCCGAAGCCCTCGGCTACACCGGCCCGAACGAGGACGGCGACGCCCTCGTAGCTCACGCCAAAGCCGTGATGCAGAGGCTCGAGAAGGCGCCGTGAAGTCGCACTCCGAGCTCAAGCTCTTCACGAACGCAGAAATTGATCTTCTGCATCGTGCCGAACGTCTCGTCGAGCTCGTACCCGATCTGCCAGAGGATATTCGCTGCCATGAGCTGTCACGCGCTGTCGGTCGTGTGATGAGGCTACAGCATCAAGACGGCTACTACGGCTTCGTTGATCACACCTGGCTCTGGACAACTCCGTTCACAGCCAATGTACTCAATCAGCAGAGCCGCCTAGGCTTTCCAAACATCCTCGATGTGTACGCCGTAGGATCTCTACCGATTGTGCGCCTAGTAGATGCGCAACACCCGTCGCTACCGCATGTGGGCTGGGGCTACAGACCGGGCAAGGACCGTACGGACATCAACGAGAGTGTGATCGAGACGCTCGTCGAGATCATGGAGCACGCGCCGCCAACGTCTTCCACACTTCGTGCGTGGACGCCTGCGCTAGTCGGCAAATTCCTTGACGCGCTGTCAGCGACAGCGATCAACATCCTGCATGTACTACGAGTCGCGTACCCGAGTCCGCTCACTGCGGAAGATGTCGTACGCCAAGGCGCTGCGGACGGCACACGCGGCGTCGGTCCGGCCATTGCTGGTGTGGAACGTCTCGCAGCCGCGATGGATCTGCCCTCTCCGGTAATCGTCGAGAAGACAAGGTATGGCTTGTCGTACTCCATGGAGCTCACGTTCGGTTCCATGTTCGACAACGCCGTGCGCTTGGGGCGCGTGATCAGAACTGGAGCCAAGTAATGCCCATCGTCTACGTGAGTCTGGTGTCCAAGCGGAAGATCAGCATCTCCGACATGGAAAAGAAGGACAAGAAACTCGTTGTCAATCGACGAGACTTCAAGTCGATCGGCAACTGGCTCGCTAAGAACCCCAACTGGGAGTTCATGTGTTCATCATCAGTCAACCACCCGGGTGAGTACGGCTTCGATCACGACTTCAACGTAGACGAAGTCTTGAGTCAAGCCATCGAGTATGCATATCTCAAACTCGCTGTTCGCGTACCACCGTGCCCGCTCACAGAAGCTCCGCAGAAGATCGAAGCCGCTGTCAAAAAGTACAAGCACTCAGGCACAGTGCCTTTGCTCCTTCTTCGATCGGGCAAAGGCAAGGAGGACGTGCTGCTCGCCCTCAAGCCTAGCGAGCTCGAACTGTTCATCATGGGAATCAAATACGCCGGAAATCTCGCAGAGATCGAGCACGCAAAGGTTGCTGCGTTGCTCCAAGGTCTTGGAGGCCATCGTGAGTCACGATCGACGCCGAACCGTTCAAAGCGCTCAGCCTGACGCCAACCGCCGAAGCGCCGTCCAGGAACGACAAGGGAGCCACGGAATGGTGAGTCTGCTACACGTCGGCTTCTGGTCTGACGAGCACCTCGACACCGCTCTTCCACACCCGCGTGAGTTCATCGATCCTGCATGGAGCTCGCAGGAGCGCGCCATCGTCGCGAACTACCTACGCAACGGCCAGGAGCACGCATCCTATCGCGGGTTCTCGTACTGTCGCTTTCATTGCGGCAAACCATCGACGCAGATGGGCTCGCGGGACCTCACAGACGGCGTCTACGTATGGCCTCAAGGCTTCGTCCACTACATCGAGGACCACAACGTCAAGCCTCCACAGGAGTTCATCAGCCACGTGCTCGCGCATGCTACGACGAGGTAGCTTTGGCGAAGACGAAACCTGTCATCGATCCGACAGCAGCCGAGAAGTGGAGGCTGCGCATTCGCGCCGAGCTGCTTCGGGTCGTAGAAAACCCAGACGAGATCGATCAACGCGATGCGGACGATCTGTCGAGAATATTCAGCCGCTTCAGCGGCATTACGAGGGATTGGCCGACGCTACAGAAGATCGCTAGTTGGCTCTTTGGAGAAGGCTTCCCGGCCAACGGCTTCGAACGCAAAAACGGCAAGAAGTTCAGCGAACCGAACAACGATCTTCTAGGCAAGCTTCGGGTCGTGTTGCGTAACCTGACCGAAGATCCTGACAGGTAACACCATGGCGATGGACGATCAGATTCAACTTGCCAAGGCCATCGCCGTCGATGGTGTGATGACGCGGCCGACCAAGTACCGCGACGGCAACATACCGACTGGGCCATGGATCGAAGCCGAGATCCTTGAGGTATCCCTCACCGTCAACCACCCACGCGGTTGGTACTTTGGTGCTGTGCGCTACTGCCTCAGAGGACAGCCCGAGAATCAGTCGCAGCGAGCGGAGGTTCGTACGTTCCACGATCTCTGGATGGAGAGCTGGACGTCGCTCGAGGTCAGAGAGCGCTTCAAAGCGGACCTACGACGAAAGCCGCTACGACGAAAGCCGAAGCGATGAAACTCATCTGGAAGACGTGGTGGCGAAGCGTTGAGGGCGAGGTCTCCGAGGACAAGGGCTTCGCCTTCGAAGACGCATCCGACTACTTCTACTTCGACATCGATCCCGAAACACAGACCGAGCAGCTCGATGACGACGATCCTCGCAGGCAGCACGTCGACGACCTCTTCTCGAGCCGGCAGGAAGCTACTGCACACGCCACTGAGTTTCTCAAGTCACGCATCGAGCGCGATCAACGTCGGCTCGAAGCGCTAAAGTAACCGTCTTCAAGGAGGGAGCTATGGACAAGTCCGCAATCGATGTGTGCCTGACGTTCGACACCACCGGGTCCATGTATCCGTGCCTCACGCAGGTGCGGCGAAACTGCAAGGAGACCGTCAAGCGGCTCTTCGCAGACATCGAGGGCCTGCGAGTAGCGGTGATCGCCCATGGCGACTACTGCGACGCCAACAGTCCCTACGTCACCAAGATCTTCGACTTCTCGAGCGACGAGAAGGCTGTCACGAGCTTTATCGACAAGGTGGAGCCGACAGGCGGTGGCGACTCTCCCGAGTGCTACGAGCTCGTGCTCCACCAGGCGCGCTCGCTCAAGTGGACCTCGGGCAAGTCCAAGGTGCTCGTGATGATCGGCGACGATGTTCCGCACGGGCCGACGTACGCGCAGAACACCAAGCACATCGACTGGCGCAACGAGCTCGGCCTGCTGCTCGAAGCCAACATCAACGTCTACGGCGTCCACGCGATGCCGGGATGCCGCAAGCACTCCAAGAGCTTCTACGAGGAGATCGCGAACAAGACGGGCGGCTTCTACCTGACGCTCGATCAGTTCTCGACGATCAACGATCTCATCATGGCCGTCTGCTACAAGCAGAGCGGCGACGAGCAGCTCGAGAACTTTGAGAAGGAGGTCCAGGAAGGCGGGCGCATGAACCGCAACATGGACAAGGTCATCTCGTCGCTGCTCGGCCGCAAGCCCTCGTTCGCCGCAGGCGACGCATCGCTGCATGCCGTTCCTGCCGGCCGCTTCCAGGTCTTGCGTGTCGACAAGAAGCAGGGCATCGCCGACTTCGTGCGCGAGCAAGGCGTCGACTTCAAGAAGGGTCGCGGCTTCTACGAGCTCACGAAGTCTGAGACCGTCCAGGGCTACAAAGAGATCGTGCTCATGGACAAGGCCAGCGGCGACATCTTCAACGGCGCCAAGGTGCGCGAGATGCTCGAGCTGCCTCCTCAGCAAGGCAAGGACACCGACGAGCGCGAGGACGCGCGCCTCAAGGCCGTGAGCTTCGAGAAGTACGCTGTCTTCATCCAGTCGACGTCGTCGAACCGCGCTCTCGTCGCGGGCACACGCCTCCTCTACGAGGTCCCCGACTGGGACAAGCCCGAAAGCGCTTGAGGGAGGCGTAGATGGACTGCGTATGTCGAGAAAATGATCCGTGCGTCTTCCACTGGAGTCAGTCGGCTCCGAAAGATCACAACGTGAGCGAGATGATCGGGATGCTCGAACCGTTCACGAAAGACGACCTCGACGATCTCTTGAAGCTGTACACGAACGCCGGAGGACCCTTCGCGCAAAACGTGATCAAGAATGTTCTCGCACGGCTGCGCGTCGTACCCACGAGCGCGTAGCGAGGAAAGGGTCATGAAGCACGAAGACATCTTTCAGCAGCTCTTAGAGGAGCTGGAAGCCGAACGGTACGAAGGCTACGCGAGGATCATCGACGAAGACCAAGCCGATGACCCGAACGACCCTGACAGAAAATACGCCGAAGGTGTCGAAGCCGGCGTGCGCGCTTGCGAAGCCATAGTTCACAAGATCGCGCCTGTTCTTCAGCGTCTCATGCGAGCTCAGGAGACGACTATCGAAGCGCAAGCCAGCTCGATCGAGTCCCTCAGAGGTACGGTGCAAGCGTTGGAGAAGTCACTGCGTCTGACAGAAAGTCTGAACAGCTACGACGCAGACAAGCCGCAGGGCTAGCGGTAGAGTGGAGGCATGCTCACGCCGAACCTGGACGATGCCTTCTACCCGGCGCTCGCGATCTTCGCGAAGAGCCTGGGCATCCCGGCGGAGTGGTTTCTCAACTTCTTCTTCCTAGAGAGTCGGTTCGATCCGAGCGCATGGAACGGTCGATACGCGGGGCTCAACCAGATCGACAGCCACTACCTGTCCAACGTCCTCAACATCGACGCCGACGACTACCGGACGTGGAGCGCGAGCGAACAACTCACTCGCGTCATCGCACCCTTCTTCAAGGGACAGCTAGCCACGTACCTGAGCGGCAGCCTCCCGGCATCGCCAGGTGTGCTCTACGCCCTGAACCTCTTTCCCAACTCGGTGAAGACGCGCGGTGATTCACCCGACACAGTCATCATCGATCGCGACGCTTCCGACCCAGGTGAAGTCCGCGCGTACTACGCGAACTCGAACAAGGGCGTCCCAGACAAGAACGGCAACTGCGGACTCGACTACGACTGCAACGGCGTCATCACGATCAGTGATCTCGACGCCAAGCTCGCCGACCTGGCTACATCGCCTACGTACAAAGCGGCGCTGGCCAAGCTCTACGCAGCGGGCGCTTCACCGTTCGTGCAGCTCGTGACGCGCAAGCTGACAGCCGGACAGATGATACTGGCGTACGGGCTGTCAGGCGTGTTCTTCGCGACGCTCGCTGTCGTCGCCGCGAAGGCATACCTGCCCCACGAGAAACGCCCAGCGTACCGATAGACATACCCGTCCTGCAATACGTCTGCTATGCAGAGGGCCGCAGATGATCCTGGTGAAGAGCAAACGGCTGCCCAACGGGCAGTACGCGCTGACGAGCCCGTACAACTTCCAGTTCGTTGAGATGGCTCGCACCCTTCCAGGGATGCACTGGGACAAGCCGCAGCGTGTGTGGATGGGCTACGGCGACTCGGTGAGCGTCCTTGCCGTCAAGCTAGCCAAGGAGAAGATAGCCAAGGTCGCAGGCGACCTCCCTCCTTCCGTGGCTTCCTTGTCGGTCCGCAGTGACGTCGATCAGGGTCTTCGTGAGTCGCAGAAGAAGAGTGTCGCTTTCCTCGAAGCTGTGGCGCGCGAAGGCGCCATCCTCGCTGACGAGATGGGTGTCGGAAAAACTGCGCCGACTCTCCGCGCGCTCGAACGGTTGGAGCCACCTGCCGTCGTCGTGAGCCCTGCGATCATCAAGCGTGAGTGGGTCAAGGAGGGTGCGCGTCTCGGCATCGACGTCCTCGAGCTCACGGGCACAAAGCCTCCCGAAGGAGCGCACATTGCCCAATCCGACGGCATCGTCGTCATCAACTACGACGTGCTCCATGCGTGGCTGCCGATGCTCAAAGGTGCGCAGACCATCGTCTTCGACGAAGGCCACGCCATCACCAACGAGAAGAGCCGCCGGAGCAAGGTGTGCAAAGAGCTGGCAGGCGCAGCGAAGAACAAGATCGTTCTTTCGGGTACGCCGTTCACGAACCGGCCCATTCAACTCTGGAACGTCGTTGACACGATCAGTCCTGGACGCTTTGGGCACTACATCTCCTATGCCAAGCGTTACTGCGAAGCCTTCCAAGAGGAGGTCCCCAAGCGCGGAGGCCAGGAAGGCGAGACGCAGAAGGTCTGGAACGTGAAGGGTGCGTCGCACCTCGACGAACTCCACGATCGGCTCAAGCAGTTCATGCTTCGTCGAACAAAGGAGGAGATCCATCTCGAGCTGCCACCAATGACTAGGCAGACGATCGAGATCGATGTCCCAAAGCAGTCGATCACGCGTGACATCCCAAACGACATCGACGACGAGTGGATGCGCTGGGCGCTGTCCATCTCAGCGCGAGGCAAGATCGATGCGGCCGTCGAGCTCGCGGCGAACCATCTCGCTAACGGCAACAGCGTCGTCGTGACCGCGCATCGACACGAAGTCGCTCGAGAGATCCGAGATTGCTTCGCGAAGATCGGCATCGACGTGTACATGGCGACGGGCGAGCAGCCCATCACCAGGCGCATGAAGGCGATCGAGCAGGCAAGCCAGAACCAGCCATGCATCGTCGTCACGACGACTCACGCAGTCGGTGAAGGTATCAACACGCTGACGTTCGTGAGCGCTGCGATCATCGTCGAGCTCGACTACGTACCTCGATGGCTTCTCCAATTCGAGGCGCGCTTCAACCGCCCCGGTCAGACGCGCAACGTTCTCATCCAGTACCTTATCGGCTTGGGCACGATCGACGAGATCGTGCGTGATCGAGTGCTCGACAAGTTCGAGAAGTTCGAAACAGTCATGGGTCCGACAGGAAGCACGTTCAAGAGCGATCTCGGCGGCAGCGCTTCGGATGAAGCAACGCTTCTGGCAGAACTTGCCGACGCACTGCGTGAGCAGATGGATTGAGCTCGACAGGGAAGCCACGGAGGTGGTGCTAGACTGCGGCATGGGATCGACTCTCCGCAACGACACACGCGCTGCCGTCTTCCTGGAACGGTTGGCGAAGGCGTGGGACAAGCGTGGCGATCTCACGTTCGGCCAGCTTCTCTACGAAGCGCTCGGCGACATGCCTGTCACTTCCGAAGAGCACGATGAGCTAACGCAGCAGCTTCTCGATGTTGCGTTGAAGTTGCGCAGACTCGATAACAACCAGCTTGCTGAAGAAGTAGAGCGTTTCGTGCTGACGCGTTCTTGACTCTGTGATGCAGAGTTGAGGTACACTCTTGCCAACCGCCGGCAGGAGAACGCCTCGCATGCTCAAGGAAGTTTACGCTCCGTCTCTCAAGCGAAACGTCAAGTTCGGCATGCGCATGGGACGTGCGCGCGGACCGAGCATCAAGCTGCGCAACTACCTGCGCGCATCGCTCGTCGTACCTGCAACGGCTGACTACACGCAGGGCACGCCGTCACTGCTTTCGGCGCTCACGAACGTCGACGAGAACGACGTGCTCGGCGACTGCGTCATCGCGTGGTTGTTCCATCAGCTCGCGATCTGGACCGGCCAGGCCACGGGAACTGCGTTCCAGCCGACGATCGACCAGATCAACGCGCTGTACGGTGCCATCGGCGGATACATTGTCGGCCAGCCGAACACCGACAACGGCTGCGATCCGAACACGGCTGCGAACTGGATCGTGCAGAACGGCTATCCCAACGGGGACAAGCCTATCGGTTGGGTCAGCATCGACGGCACGAACCCCACGGAGCTCCAGCAGGCCATCTACCTGCTCGAAGGCAACGGTTTCGCCGTGGGCCTGCCAGACGCCTACGTCCAGAACATGCCTAGCGCCAACGGCTTCGTGTGGGACGTCGCCGGGGCTGCGGACCAGAACAACGGCCACATGTTCCTCGGCGCTGGCTACGACAGCAAGGGCGTCAAGATCGACACCTGGGGTCTGTTCGGCACTTTTACGTACGCTGCCATCGCTCAGTACGCGGTCGCTTCGTCCGGCGGCGAGATCATCATCATGCTGTCGCCCGACATGATCGCCAACGGCATGCAGAAGGCGCCCAACGGCGTCGACTGGGTTGGGCTGGTGCAGGACTTCGATGAGCTCTTCGGCGGTATGGTTCCCGTGCCTGCTCCGGCTCCTTCCCCGAGCCCGTCGCCCTCTCCTTCGCCTAGCCCTAGCGTCCTCGTGGCGCTCGCCCAAGCCCAAGCGTGGGCCGCCGCCGGCATTGGCGCAGGTCGTCGTTCGCTGATGACGCGCGCTGAGGCTATCTCGGCCGCCAACAGCGGCCTCGCGAAGAACTGGCCATCCTCGTGAAGGGTGGCAGCGTGAAGTCGTGCAACGTACCGTGTGAGTGATAACCTCTACCAGGAAGCAGAACCATGAACGTTGCGGTACCTCTCTACGCCATCATCGACGTCGCCGATGCCAACGAGGCTGCTCGAGCGAAGGCCGCCATCGAGAACCTCCTCAAGAACGACATGGTCAAGATGACGCTCGCGAGCGCAGGCGTGCGCGTGCGTACGATGACCGTCGGTGATCCATACCCGTGCGAGATGCCGCAACCGCAGCAGCCCGCGTACCCGCAGCAGCCACAGCAAGCACCGTACGGCAACGGCAACGGCCGTCGATAGGAGAAGGCTCCCATGGCTACCAGGCGCAAGGTGCACAAGCTCCCGCGTTTCTCACGCAGTGAGATGGATGCACTCGTTCACATGTGCGTCTACACCTCGGTCTGTCCGAGGTCGGCAGCGACGGCGCGTTCGCTCGAGTCACTCGTTCGTCGAGGCTACGCCAAGCGTCATCGCATCTCGCTGCACCATCCGGTCGCACGCGCGATGGTCAAGGGCAAGGTCGCGTACTGCTACAAGGTGACGGCTGCTGGGATGAAGGCGCTGCGGCTCGTGTACGCGCGTCGGTAGCTGCTATACATCCAGCCAGCGCCGATGCTATACGTCGTTGCCGATGACGACGATCACCGCAGTGCTCAACGGCTACCGCCGTCCTGACAACCTGTCGGAACAGATCCGAGCGCTGCACGAGCAATCGATCCGGCCGAGTGAGATCCTCGTCTGGCACAACTCGACGGGCACGTCTGACATCCAGCAGAACGTCGACGTCGCGGCTCACTCCAAGTCGGCCTACAGCAACGCGAACTTCGGTGTATGGGCGCGTTTCGCGTACGCACTCAACGCGACCTCCGAGTACGTGTGCGTCTTCGATGACGACACGATCCCCGGACCAATGTGGTTCGAGAACTGCCTCACCACAATGGCTGCTGGAGAAGCGCTGCTCGGAACGATTGGTGTTCTGTACATCGATCCGCCACCAGCCAACTCTCCTGCGTGCGGGTACCACACCAACATGGTCAAGATAGGCTGGTACGGGACCGGCAACAACGACCAGCGCACCGTCGTCGACTTCGTCGGACATGCATGGTTCTTCAAGCGCGAGTGGCTCTCGACGTTCTGGCGCGAGCTGCCCGATCCGTCGATGAACCTGTGTGGCGAGGACATGCACTTCTCGTTCATGCTCCAGAAGTATCTGGGCATCCCGACCATCGTCCCGCCGCATCCGCGAGATCAGAAGCATTTGTGGGGAAGCACTCGCGGAGAGATCGGCAATGACGCACAGTCGCTCTGGGTGAGCGACCCGCCAGACGCCAAAGGCATGCCGTTTCGATCAGCCATGGATCGGTTCTTCGTCGAGCAGCGACGCAAAGGGTGGAGGCTGGTCAATGAGCGGTAGCTTCGAAGCTGTGTTGGAGGAGTATCTCCAGCGCATGAAGGCTCGAGAGCCGTTCGTGATGTATCGCTTTGGCGACGGCGAATTGATGCTGGCCGACGGCGTAGCAGTAGGCCCAAACACGCAAGCCAGTCGTGTCGATCTCTGGGAAGCACCGAACCAACTGACGGCTCTCGGTTGGGACCTGCGAACAGTTCTCGCAACGCAAGAGCATTGGGCGCACTTCGGCATCCCGTGTCCGTGCTGCAACATGAACGGGTTTGAGCGGCTGCGTCGTGAGATCCGTCACGCGCCCGTGTTCCCAGCCAACCTCTTCATCAACGCCAACTATCCGCGCTTCAGACACTTCCTCCAAGAGCTCGGTGATCTTCCAGTAGCTCTTGTCATGAACAAGCGCGGAAGCACTGGTCGGATGCCATTTCCTGTAGCGCAGTGCATGCGGGTGCCCGACAACTGCGTTCTCTACTACGAGCACAATCGTCTTGAGCTACTCGCGCAGGCTCGAGATTTCAGCAGAAGCTTGAATCGCACGCTGGTGCTTGTCTCTGCGGGACCACTGTCCGAAGCACTCATCTTCGTGATGTGGAACACAAACCCAAACAACACCTACGTGGACGTCGGTAGCGCTCTCGATGAACTGTCCTACGGACAGAAGACAAGAGCGTACATGATAGAAGGCAACGCGTACGCAACTCGAAGCTGCCCTCTGCCTGCAATCACAACAAATAAGGCTCCCATGAAACCTCGCGTCAGCCTGATCATCAATACGGCTTGCGGTGATCCCATCATCGGCGAGCGCCGCAATCTCTACCGAAGCGCTACGTACCAACAACGAATCGACCTTCTGGCTACGCAAGTGCTTCCGCGCGTTCAAGGGTTCGATGAAGTCATCATCGCAGGCGTGTTTCCCAAGCTACTGACAGAACAGTTCCCCGATTTTCGATTCGTCCACGTCCCGGCTCAACGACACGATCGCTGGGATGCTCTGGCGCAGCGAGAAACCGGTGCACGCTGGGCTACGGGAGACATTCTAGTATTCTGTCACGACGACCACGCGCCGGGAGAAACGCTCGCGGATTACCTGCGAAGCATGCCTCCGACTACAGACATCCTCGTCCCAAAACGAGTGCACCTGAAAAACGGTGCTTCCATGAACAATGGCAGAGCCGACGGCTACATGGGCGGCCACTGCTATGCCATGAGAAGATGGATATGGGCATCCATTCCGTTGACCACTGCGCCAGACGAGTTCTGGGACATCTACTTGACGCCGCTGTGGCGAACCGCTGGCGCTAGCATCGTGTGGACTGACGATGCATGTCACTACGACTGTGAAGCGCTAGAGGGCGAGCTGTGAAGATCGAGACGTTCAACCTCGGCGACTACGCCGTACCCGAGGATGCTCGCGGCGGTGTGTGCGTAGACATCGGTGCCAATGTCGGATCGTTTCTCGAGAAACACGCAGCCAAGTTCTCGAAGGTGCACTTCTACGAACCCATCGAACAGTGCTTCAACATCTGCAAAAGCAAGACGAAAGACCTGCCGTGCGTTACCGGGTTCATGGAAGCCGTGTACCACACGCCTGACTTGTCGTTGCGCCTCGTCGAACACGCAAACCACGAAGCCGGTTCCGTCGGGCTCGAGACAGACTCGTTGAATGCAGACTGGACGAAGGATGTCGTCGGCACGGTCGTGACGGTTGATCTGCCGCGTGTGCTCGAGCGTGCCGGCGGACATGTCGACTACATGAAGATCGATTGTGAGACGAGCGAGTACCACTTCCTGGTCGATCAGGACTTGAGCCGAATCAAGTACATCGGCATCGAGATCCATTGGCAGATGGGAGAGGCCAAGTACCGGCGCTTCGTCGAACACCTGCTCAAGACTCACATCGCAAGTAGTGACATTCTTACTTACGCGTACGGTCACAAAGAAGTTCTGTGCACTCGCAAGCAAGAGGCGTAATGACACTCGACAGCAATGTGTACGGTATTGGTCGTACTCATGAACCTCTACTGGCCGCTGCCGTAGCCATCGCACGTCCAGGGCCGGTACTGGAAGTAGGAGCAGGCAACTACTCGACGCCACTTCTTCACGCGCTGTGCGCAGCTATGGGTCGTGAGCTACTCACGATCGAAAGCGACATAAACTGGGTCGAACGCTTCGCGTCGCTACGATCATCAACGCACAAGCTGGTGCATGTGATCGATTGGGATGCGGCGATACCTCTCACGGACAGCAGAACGTGGTCCGTAGTCTTCATCGACCACGCACCGGCTCTGCGCCGAGTGGTGGAGATCGACAGATTGGCGGATCGCGCCGAGTTCATCGTGGTGCACGACTCGGAAGACGCCGCCTACAACTACGGACCCTCGTTCGAGAAATTCAAGCACCAACACGACTACAAGAGATTCACGCCGTGGACAACGGTTCTATCGAACGTGCGCTCATTCCCGGAAGGAGTGTAAAGCGTGATCACCGTTGTGTACGGAACCCGCCCCGAAGCGATCAAGCTCGCTCCGGTCGTCGATGAGCTTCGATCTCGAAGTAGCCAGGTTCGCGCGATTTGCACCGGGCAACACCAGGAGCTGCTCGATGCGGTGGCGCTGAAGGCCGACGTCGCGCTCGAACTCATGGAGCCCAACCAGACGCCCACTGCGTTCATCGCTCGCGCGCTCAAGCGCATCGATGAGGAGCTCGATGCTTCGACAGAGTGGGTGCTCGTGCAGGGTGACACGGCCACTGCCTTTGCAGCTTCGCTCGTAGCCTTCCAGCGCAAGATCTCCATCGGGCACGTCGAGGCGGGCCTTCGCACTTACGATCTCGAAGCGCCCTTCCCCGAAGAGGGCTACCGACAGATGATCGACCGCATCGCGACACGCCTGTACGCGCCTACGATGCGCGCCAAAGAGAACTTGATCCGTGAGGGCCGTCTCCAGAGCGACATCCTGATCACGGGCAACACGGGCATCGACGCTGCGATGCGTGCTGGATTGGGAAGGTCGCACGGAAAGCCGCCGTTCATCCTGGTGACGATCCACCGCCGCGAATCGTTCGGAGCTCCCATCGAGCAGGTGTGCAGAGCGTTACTGCGGATCGTGAAGACGACTGACTTGAACGTGGTCTTGCCGATGCACCCGAACCCCAACGTGCGTCGCACGCTCGAGGCCATGCTTCGTGGCCAGCCTCAGATCCAGCTCATCGATCCGCTCGGATACACAGACCTCCTGGCCACGATGTGCCACTCGATGTGCGTCCTCACGGACTCCGGCGGCATCCAAGAAGAGGCACCAACCTTCGGCATTCCGGTTCTCGTAGCACGCGCGACAACCGAGAGGCCGGAGGCCATCGAAGCCGGAGCAGCGCGGTTCGTAGGTTTCGACGAAGACTTGATCGTGCGAGAAGTGATTCGACTTCACACCGAACCCCACGTCCGTGCGCAGATGGCCGTACCGAGGTATCTCTTCGGCGACGGCCAAGCTAGCGAACGAATCGCGAACGATTTGCTGAGGAAGACGCCATGACCAACGTCGATACGACTTCTGGCCCGATAGGCGCAGAAAGCTCCACCAGCCCGATAGGCGCGCACGGTGCAACAGGCGGCGCAGTCATTGCGCTCGAGACTCCGAACGTCGTTTCGCTCGCACCGTCTTCAACGCGCGCAAAACACAGCGTGACCATGTGTCTCGTGATGATCGTGAAGGACGAGGAGTCGGTCATCGAGCGATGTCTTCGATCCACGCTCCCGCTCATCAGCTCGTGGTCCATCGTCGATACAGGCTCAACAGATCGAACCAAGGAGATCATTCGCGAGGTGATGAAAGACATCCCGGGCGAGCTTCATGAGCGCCCGTGGAAGAACTTCGCGCACAACCGTACCGAGATGATCAATCTCGCGAAGGGCAAGGCAGCCTACAACCTCATGCTCGACGCCGACGATGTCGTCGAAGTCCCGGAGGGCTACGCGCTGCCTGAGCTCACGCTCGACAAGTACGATCTCGCGGTCAAGTACGACAACATCACGATGCCGCGTCCTCACGTCTTCAAGAACGACGTGGGCTACTTTTTCGAGAGCATACTCCACGAGTACCTGCACAAGCATGGAGAGCAAACGGTCGGCTTCATCGACGGCATCACCTACCGCGTCGTCGGTGGTGGAGTGCGCGGAAGAGACCCCGTCATCAAGTACAAGCGCGATGCAGAGCTACTGAAGGCCGAGCTTCTCAAGGACCCGAGTAGTCACCTGGCTCCGCGCTATGCTTTCTACCTCGCGCAGAGCTACCGAGACACAGCTATCGTCCTACTCGGCAAGCCAGGCGGCACCATCCAGGAACGGATCGAGCGCGTCCAAGAAGCGGCCAAGTTCTACCAGAAGGCGCTCAAGGCGTACGAACGGCGCGCGACGATGGGCTCCTACTATGAGGAGGTGTTCGTGTCGCTGCTCGAGATCGGCAAGCTCCAAGAGAACCTCAAAGCAGGAGAGCGCACGATCCTAGACGCCTACATCAAGGCGTACGAGTTTCTGCCTCAACGCGGCGCTGAGCCGATGTACTACCTCGCCAAATACTACCGCCTGAAGGACCGCTTCGCGCTCGCCTACGTCTACGCCAAGGCCGGCTCGACCATCCACCAGCCCATGGGACTCTTCGTCGATCACGACATCTACGCGTGGCGCATATTCGACGAGCTCGCACTCGCTGCCTTCTACACCGGTCGGTTCGCCGAGTCGCTCGACATCAACACGCAGCTACTCGACCACGGAGGCATCCTCGAGAGCGAAGTTCCTCGGCTCCAAGAGAACCTCCGGCACAGCAAGGAAAGACTCGAGGCCCTCGGATGCGCCGTTTCGTGAACGAAGTGCTCTACATGACGCTCGAGTGGGGCGTTGTCGCTCTGGCTCTTAGCCTTGCCGCCGGCATGACGATCTTGTCTTGCACGAGCGACGTTTCGCACACGCAAACGCAGCCTCACGGGATGCACCTGAACTAACTCCTCCGTGGCTTCCCTGTCGGTCTTCTGTTGCGTGATGCAAACTTTCGGCGTTGAAACTGCGAAACGACTGGCGCTGTAGACCGCCAACGCATGTAGCGGTACAACCGAGACATGAGTCGTGCCACCAGTCGTGTGAGCTTCGCTGCCGACACCTACCCGATTCCTAGGTCAGTAGGAGGAGGCGGTGGAGGAACGGGCATCACCGGACCCACCGGACCGACTGGGCCTGCGGGCGGAGCAACGGGGTCGACAGGCCCTACGGGCAGTACGGGTGCTACAGGCTCGACAGGTAGTACGGGCAGCACGGGAGCTACCGGCTCGAACGGTTCCACGGGAGCGACTGGAAGCACTGGAGCGACTGGAAGCACTGGAGCGACTGGAAGCACTGGAGCGACTGGAAGCACTGGAGCGACTGGAAGCACTGGAGCG